CAGAGGATTATAGTTTAGCCGTTGGTAAAGATGTTGTTGATTTAGATTATAGACTTGTAACAGTGTATTGCAGAATGTATCAAATGGATATGCTGTATGAAATTGGCAACCAATGTATCTTACTATCACAAACACTACGAAGAATATTAAGGCTTCATGGAATTGAAGCACACGTAAAACAGTACGAAGTAGATATCAAACATCCTACAAAAGGTTGGAATGCAAAAGTTGGTTATAATGACCACGAACAAGGAGGCATGGTTGCTACGCATCAAGTAGTAGTCACACCAAAGTGGATTTTAGACTTTGCTCAATTACCGTTCCAAAAAAGATTTGGAGCAACTGCACCAAGAGGATTTATAGTAAACCGACAGGCAGATGTTTGGCAAGATGCTGGTCCGGTCAAAGTACGATATCGTGAAAGAGAAAATCATTTTGCTACCAAAAATATTGTATTTGACAGTCGAGAAAATGAAAAATGGTGGACTAAAAGATATTTCGATTTATTTGCAATGTCTCAAGAAACTACTTGACTTACGATGTAAGTGAATATATAATAGTACACATTAACAATAGGAGTATATTAATGTCAAGCAGAACATACGGAGCCGACGAAAAAGCCAAACTTGAAAGATTGGTTAACGAAGGTGCTAACGTAATGAGAGAAGTAGAAGACTTACAAGAAGGTTTGAAAGAAACTGTTAAAGCAGTATCGCAAGAACTTGATATCAAAGCAAGTCTTATCAACAAAGCAATTAAGATTGCACACAAAGGTGATTGGCACAAAGTTGCCGACGAGTTTGATGATCTTGAAACACTTGTAGTTACTGTCGGTAAGGACAAGTAATTTTGCAAAAGATCAAAGACTTTTGGACAAACAGTTATCGATCTGATAAAACAGCATTTTGTTTTGAATTAGTTAGTTTTATTTTTACTGTAGGAGCAAGTCTTACATTAGCGATAACAGCCAGAGATCCTAATATGCTGTATGTATATCCTGGTTTCTTTATTGGGAGTACAACACAAGCCTATGCCGCATATAGACGTGGAGCGGCTTGGGTAATGTTATTAACAATATATTTTAGTTGTGTAAATGTATTTGGATATGGTGTAGCAACAGGTTGGTGGTAATATGGACATTGCTAAAATAGATAAATGGTTAGATACACATTTAGAAGAATTAGCAAAAGGACGTTGTCCTTGGGCCAATAGCGATGTTCAAGGATACACACTGACCAATACTTAGACATCATGAAAGCAATGTTTGAGTTTCCAAAAGACAAACACGCAGTATTGGTTGTTCTACACGATGTGGAATTTCCAGATGAAGGAAAAGAACTGTTTGGTTTGTGTCGAACACAATACTTTTTGGATAGAAACTTACTTTTTATTGAGTACAAATATATGGATTATGAAAATGATCTAAATGATCCGACAATTAGATTATTTGTAATACAAAAATTAGATGAAACAAAAGAAGCAAGTAACAAATTATTAGAAAAGGGATATTACAAACAGTATCCTGAAAACAAACAATTTCGGAAGATTAGAGGCCAAAATAATGAAATATATAGTTGACATTGACAATACAATATGCTATACTACAGATAGTGATTATGAGAATAGTAAACCTATTACTGAACGTATTGAACATTTCAACAAACTTCATGATGAAGGTCACGAAATACATTACTGGACAGCAAGAGGCGCAAATTCACATTTGGATTGGAGACAATTCACACAAAGGCAATTAGAAGAGTGGGAAGTAAAATATGATTCTATTATGTTTAACAAACCACATTATGATATATGGATAGACGACAAGGCACAAAATGACAAACACTACTTTGAAGGAATTAAAAACACAGCCTAAACCTTATCAATGGTTGGCTTGGACAGGAACAACGATATTATTAATTGCCGCTACTATGGCCGCTTTTAATATGTATCCATACTACAGTTATGCGTTTACCGTTGCTAACGGTATTTGGGTAGCAGTAGGAATACTTTGGAAAGAAAAGTCGTTGATTATTTTAAACGCAGGACTTACAATTATATACATTGCTGGTCTTGTACAAGATGGTTTTTTCGGCCAATAAACGAATTAATTGGGTATGTGTCAGCCTAAAATGACATAGGAGAAAACAATGAGTTATGTAGATGCATTTTTCGATCGAAACGCTGATATTATCCGTGTTGTCGAACGCAATGAAGGTAAACGTTCGTTTACTGAATACCCTGTAAAATATACTTTTTATTATGCTGATCCGAGAGGAAAGTATAAGAGTATTCACGGCACTCCCTTAAATAGAATTGTATGTAAAAATACAAAAGATTTCCGCAAAGAACTTGCAATAAACAAAAACAAAGAATTATATGAAAGTGACATCAATCCAATATTTCAATGTCTAAGCGAGAATTATCTTAATCACGATGCTCCTAAACTAAACATTGCATTTTTTGATATTGAGACAGACTTTGATCCTGAACGTGGATTTGCTGATCCTGCAGATCCGTTTATGCCAATTACTGCTATTTCCGTACATCTACAATGGCTTGATACACTTGTAACACTTGCTGTTCCACCTAAGACACTTACAATGGAACAAGCAGAAGAACAATGTAAAGATTTTTCCAATACACACTTGTTTGCAGATGAAAGCGATATGCTTAAAACGTTTCTTGATTTGATTCAAGATGCAGACATTATTACAGGTTGGAACAGTGAAGGTTATGATATTCCGTACACTGTTAATCGTGTAGCAAAAGTATTAAGCAAAGACGACACAAGACGTTTTTGTTTGTGGGATCAATTTCCTAAAAAGCGTGAATATGAAAAGTTCGGTAGAACACAAGAAACCTATGACCTAATAGGCAGAGTGCATTTAGATAGTTTGGAATTATATCGTAAATACACATATGAAGAAAGACACACTTATAGACTTGATGCCATTGGTGAAATGGAGATCGGTGAAAAGAAAACTGTGTACGAAGGTACGCTCGATCAACTTTATAACAATGACTTCAGAACGTTCATTGAGTACAACAGACAAGACGTTGCACTACTGGACAAGTTGGACAAAAAACTAAGATTTATTGATCTTAGTAACGAACTTGCTCATGCAAATACAGTTTTGCTACAGACCACAATGGGTGCAGTAGCAGTTACAGAACAAGCAATCATTAACGAATCCCATCACAGAGGAATGCAAGTTCCTAACAGAGTAAAACGTGAACCCGGTTCAGATCCAGCCGCTGGTGCTTATGTTGCATTTCCGAAAGTAGGTGTACATAAATGGATAGGTTCAATGGACTTGAACAGTCTATATCCGAGTGTAATTCGTGCTTTAAATATGGCTCCAGAAACTATCATAGGTCAATTACGTCCTGAACATACAAACAAATACCTTGGCGAACAAATGAATCTAAAAAAGAAATCATTTGCGGCGGCTTGGGAAGGACGTTTTGGTACTATTGAATTTGATGCTGTAATGGAGGAACGTAGAGATATTTCGATTACAGTTGATTGGGAAAATGGCCAATCAGAAGTAATGAGTGGCGCACAAATTAGCAAAATTATTTTTGACAGTAATAATCCTTGGATGCTGAGTGCTAATGGTACAATTTTTACATATGAGTTTGAAGGCATTATTCCTGGATTGCTAAAACGTTGGTATCAAGAACGTAAAGAAATGCAGACTATGAAACAAAAGGCTATTAATGCAACTAACAAAGCAGAAATAGAGTTTTGGGACAAACGACAGTTGGTTAAAAAGATTAACCTAAACAGTTTGTATGGTGCTATTCTTAATCCTGGTTGTAGGTTTTTTGACCCACGTATCGGTCAATCAACTACATTAACAGGTAGACAAATTGCAAAACATATGGCCGCAGAAGTTAACAAAGTTGCCACAGGTGAATACAATCACGTAGGTAAGTGTATTATATACGGTGACACTGACTCTGTGTATTTCAGTGCATATCCTATTCTTAAACAAGATATTGAAGCGGGCAAGATTCCGTGGACTAAAGATAGTGTGATTACACTTTATGATCAAATCTGCGACGAAGCAAATAAATCATTTAGCAAGTTTATGGCCGACACGTTTCATTGCCCAAAGAGCCGTGCAGAAGTTATTGCCGCAGGTAGAGAGATTGTTGCTGAAAGCGGATTGTATATTACCAAGAAGCGTTATGCGGCGCTTGTATATGATGAAGAAGGTAACAGAAAAGACGTAGACGGCAAGCCAGGTAAAGTAAAAGCAATGGGTCTTGATCTTAAACGTTCTGATACTCCTGTGTTTATGCAGGACTTTCTAAGTGAACTATTGCTTATGGTATTACAAGAAGCAGATGAAGATAAACTACTTGATCGCATTACTGAATTTAGAACAGAATTTAAGAGTCGTCCAGGTTGGGAGAAAGGTTCTCCTAAACGTGCAAACAAGATCGGTCATTATGAGCGTCTTGAAAAGAAACAAGGCAAGGCTAATATGCCTGGACACGTGAGAGCAAGTATCAACTGGAACACACTCAAACGTATGAATGGCGACAAATATTCGCAAGAGATTGTTGACGGTATGAAGGTAATTGTTTGTAAACTAAAACAAAATCCTATGGGATATACTTCGGTTGCATATCCTGTAGATGAAATGCATTTGCCACAATGGTTTAAAGATCTTCCTTTCGATGGCGATGCTATGGAAGGAACAATTATTGACAATAAACTTGATAACTTGATTGGTGTGCTGAAGTATGATTTAGAAAGCACAAAGACTAAGAATACATTTAACAACTTATTTGACTTTGGAGGATAAATGGCTACTCACGGTATGATAGACTTAGAAACACTTGGCGTTGAGCCAGATAGTGTTATTATGACACTTGGTGCAATTAAGTTTGATCCGTTTTCAAATACGGAGCCACATAGTGGATTATACCTTCGTGGTGATGTAGAAGAACAAACAGAAAAGTTTAATCGTTCAATTGATGATAATACTCTTGCTTGGTGGAGTAAACAAGATCAAGCAATACAAGATGAAGCATTTGGTGAACACACAGATAGAGTGGGTGTCCAAGAAATGCTTAAACAACTTAACAAGTGGGCAGTTGGTTTAGATTACATTTGGTGTCAAGGTCCTACTTTTGACTTTGTTATATTACAAAGTTTATACAAAGAAGCACAAAAGCCTGTACCGTGGAACTACTGGCAAATTAGAGATAGCAGAACATTGTTTGCTATGATGCCGAGTGATCCACGTAAAGCAATTCAAGAAAGTTTACACAATGCACTTGCAGATTGTTACTATCAGGCAAAGTGTGTACAGCAATCCTATAAACATTTTGGAGTAAAGAAATGAAATATGAAAACTTTGATGTAGGCGGTGAGTTAATTAAAGACAATGCACAGTATCAATTGTTTGATAATAAAACATTAAAAAACTTAATGTTGAGTAAAACAAAGTTGCGAGCGGGTCAAAGTACAAATGGACATAGACACGCAGGTCAAGAAGAAGTTTATATGTTTACAAAAGGTGAAGGTAAAATGGAACTTGATCATAAAATGTTTGATGTTAAAGAAGGTGACATTGTTTTAATTGAAGATAATGTATTCCATAAAGTTCATAACACTGGTGACTATTGGTTAGAATTTGTTTGTGTATTTGATGGAAAGAGATACAATGCGTGATGATCTAATGGTACAACAGCAAGTCGACAACGTATGGCAACATATGGTTGGTGTTATTTGTCTTAATCAAGTAAACAGACGTCAAACTAAACCTGTACTTACAGAGTTCTTTAGACGTTGGCCTACACATGGT